CTAACTTGCCGGCGCGGCACCTTTCCGCTCATAGGCCTTGAAGCCGAACGCCGCGACGCCGAGCCGCTCGTTCATGCGCAGGAATCGGCTGATCAGCGGCTGGATTTCATTGTCGAAGAAGACGTCCATCGCGCTGCGCACGTCGCCGAAGCCGCCGTTGTTCTGCGGGACGATGCCGAGCAGCTGGGGCGGCACGCGGTGCGCGGCGAGCAGATCGTCGCGGGTCAGGTTCTTGATGTTCGAAAATTCGTCCTTCGCCGCGACTTCCGACAGAGGGATGACCTGCACCCCGTCCTTCTTCCCGCCCGGGATGTTGAGGAAGAGGTTCTTGAAATTCCCGCGCCCCTTCGCATTCTTCAGCTGGTCGCGGATATTGTCCTTCGTCTCCTGGTCGGCCAGCGCTTCGGACAGATAGAAGATGAAGCCCGCGTGCGCGCCGTTCAGATAATAGCGGCGGCGGAAAAGCGTCGCATTCTCGTTGAGCAGCCCCGACTGCAGCGCCGCCAGCCATTCGGGAACGCCGTAAATCTCCTGAAGCACGTCGGGCTGCTGCAGCTGGTGCAGCTTGCCCTTGCGAAACTCATGCTCGACGCCGATGGGCCCCTGCACGAAAAAAGCGGTCCCGGGTTCGACCCCCATGCGCGTCCAGGCCGCCAGGCTATGCCGGAACGCCAGCGGCCGCCCGCCCAGATTATCGACCTGCTCCAGATAGCCGTTCCCCATCTGCAGGAAGTCGAGCACGAACCGCTCGAAATTGTCGCTGTCGAGATAGCGCGACGGCGCGAAATGCTCGACCAACAGGTTGACCTTGAAGCCGATCGCGCTGCGATGGTGCGACGACATGTTGAACGCCTTGCCCAGGCTGACCATCGGCAGCGGCGTTTCATACCAGCGCCCGTTGTGCCAGATCTCGAAATAGGTCCACAGGTCGCGCGCGCCGATCACGCTGTCGGGCTCGCCGAAGGTAAAGATCATCGGTGCGCCGCCGTCGGCCGTCGCGTCGATCGTGGTCAATTCGTTCATGGCAGGATCCTTTGCCGTCAATCGAAGAAAAAGGCCTCGCCCTGCCCGGCGACGACTTCGCCGCCATCGAGGGGTTCGACCAAAAGCGAATGGAGGATGGACCAGGCGATATCGGCGTGGCCGACCTCGCCGTTGCGCGCGGCCACGTATGTCACCTGCTTGCCCGATTTCGTGATCGCGGGGCGGATCGCCATGAAGGCCGACAGCACGTCGGTCCATCCAGCGTCGATCTCGATGCGCCCGTTGCGGAAGATATTCTGGCCCTTCATGACCAGTTCCGCCTTCGTCCGCACCGAATAGTCGATGCCGCGCGCGGTCGGGAACCATTTGCGGACCAGCTCGAGCACCGCCTGGCCGCTGCCGGTCGTGTCGATCGCGATGTCGACGACATTGTATCGGCCCGCGGTTTCGCGGATCAGGTCGGCCTGCCCCTGAAAGTCGAGCCCGTTGGCGCGGATTTTCTCGAGCACGCGGAATTTGCCTCGCGGCTTTTCGGGCAGTCCGGTGACCGACAGCGCGGCATCGTCGCGGCCCTGCTTGTTCGGGTCATAGCCGATCGAGACCGGCTTCTCGCCATAGGGCCGCCGCCCGGGGATGCCGATCTCGGCGGGCTTGAAGTCCTTCCAGGTGTAGAAGCTGTCGACGCGCGAGCTCGCGATCAGCGACCAGGGGAAGCTGCTCTGCGTATCGTCGATGAACTCGCATTCGTAGAGGTTGCGGAATTCGTCGTCGCTGCTCTCGAGGCGGAGCTCCTCGATGTCGAACAGGAAATCCATCCCGCCCGCGATCGCGTCCTGCAGGGTCAGGATATGGCACCAGCTGCCGTCGGGCATCCACGCGCCGTTCCGCAAGTTGCGCTTCGACGTGTCGAACGCCTTCTGGTCGGCCTTGCGCCGGCGGCGGTTCCATTCCTCGCCCGACCAGAAGGCATAGGCCTGGTGTGTGATCGTGCTTGGGGTCGAGAAATAGGTGCGCTTGTAGATCTTGTGCGTCGCCATCGCGCTGGCGACCTTCTTCAGTTCGGCGAAATTGCTGACCCAGAAGAATTCGTCGAAATAGAGGTCGCCATGCTCGCTCTGCGCGGTCTGGGCGTTGGTCGAAAAGAAATAGAGGCCGACCGGCTCCGCGCCGTCGCCCATGTCGAGCAGGATCGGATCGCCCTTCAGGTCGACCCCGGTGACCTTCTTGACCCAGGCGGTGATATAGCGGCGAAAGACCAGCACCTGGCGCTTCGATGCCGACAGGAATATCTGGTTGCGCGGCGCCCCGCCCAGGAAGCTCCAGCGCGCCTTCATCAGCGCTTCGCGCGCGAAATACCAGGTCGCGCCCACCTGGCGCGATTTCAGTATCTTGCGCGTCCGCTCGTCGCGCCGATCCCACCATTTTTTCTGGTGCGCCAGGTTGTGCTTGTGAAAATCCGCCTCGAGCAGGTCCCACTGCTCATCGGTCAGGAAATTCTTGCGCTTTTCGGCCCGCTTCGCCTTCGCGGGCTCGTCGTTGCGGCGCGCGATATTGGGGTTGAGATCGCCTTCCTTGCCGGTTTCATGATATTTGCGGATCCGCGCCGTGCGCTCGAGGCAGCGCAGGAAGAAATCGACCCGCTTCATGTCGCCTTCGGTGATCTTCTCGCCCTTGTCGATCAGGGCGGCCGCCTTCACCTCGATCCGGTCCTCGATGATCTGGACCGACTGCGCCTTTCGCCAGTTTCCGCGCTTTTTCCACGACGCGACCGTCGGCCGCGGGACGCCGAGCTCGCCGGCGATCTGGGTGACGTTCCACCCGCGCCAGAACAGCGACCGCGCCTCGCGCTCGACGTCACGCGCAGAATCGGCGCTGCCAGTTTGATCATCACGGGTCGGGCTATCGGCGACGGGCATGGCGGGAAGCCATGCCCGCATCGGGCGCGTCCGCGCGCCTGGCTGCCCTTGTAAGCGCGCCCGATACAAGGGCGCACCGTTGCATGAAGGTGCGATTTTGAGCCCCTAGGCGGCATCTGCCGCACGCCGGACCGCTCACCGACGCCCAGGCCAGACCCTGACCGATGGAGCCCGTCCCGATGAAAACCCTGCGCACCAAGCCCTTCCTGCTCGCCACCGCCGGCGCGACCGTCGACGGCCGCACGATCGAGGAAAGCTGGCTGAAGGACATTGCCGAGACCTATGATCCGAAAACCTATGGCGCGCGGCTGAACATCGAACATATCCGCGGCGTCAGCGGCGCCGCGCCCTTCCGCTCCTACGGCGACGTCGTCGAGGTCTCGACGGGTGAGGTCGAGGTTCAGATCGGCGGCAAGACCGAAAAGCGGCTCGGTCTGTTCGGCTCGTTCGATGTGCTCGAGGATGCCAAGCAGCTGAACGACGCTGGGCAAAAGGTCTATTCGTCGATCGAGGTCGAGCCCAATTTTGCCGGCAAGGGCAAGGCCTATCTCATGGGCGTCGCCCTCACCGACAGCCCGGCGTCGATCGCCACCGAACGCCTGAAATTCAACTTCCAGCGCCCCGGTGCACAAAACTTCAGCCGCGACGAAGGCGCGGCGCTGCAGTTCGCCGACGACAAGGGCGACGTGACGCCCGAGGGCGGTAGCTTCCTTAACGCGCTGACCGGCGTGCTCGACAAGTTCGCGGGACAGTTCGGCGGCAAGCCGAAGGAAGAGCAAAAGCCCGAGCCGAAGGCCGAAGGCGGCTTCAACATGGACGCCTTCAAGGGCCTGTTCACCGATTTCGCCACCGCGCTCGATCAGCGGCTCACCGCCCAGGCGAACGAATTTCGCGGCGAGATCGACGGGCTGACGGCGAAGTTCAAGACGCTTTCGGACGAAGTCGAAACCACCGCCGCGCCGGGTCAGCAGGACCGCCCGCTCGCCAACGGCGACGGCAAGTTCACCAAGACCGCCTTCTGACCGCCGACCCGAAACCCGCGCACTCTCACTGACGCCAAGGAAGCACTTCGATGCACAAGAACACCCGGATCCTTTTCGCCGCCTATGTCTCGCAGATCGCGCTGGTCAACGGCATCAGCGCCGACGACGTCGGCACCAAGTTCACTGTCGCGCCGCAGCCCGAGCAAAGGCTCGAGGAAGCGATCAAGGAAAGCAGCGAATTCCTTCAGTCGATCGAGATCGTCCCGGTCATCAACCAGTCGGGCGAAAAGGTCGGCATCGGCACCACGCGCACCCTCGCCGGTCGCCGCAACACCGCCGCGGGCAACGAACGGAACCCGACCGACCCGACCGATTCGGATCTGAAGGACGAATATCTCTGCAAAAAGACCGATTTCGATCACGCCATCCGCTACGAAAAGATCGACGCCTGGCGCCATAAGCCGGAGTTCCAGACGCTGATGGCCGGCGCGATCGCCAAGCAGCAGGGGCGCGACCGCATCATGATCGGCTGGCACGGCACGTCGGCGGCCGTCCAGACCGACCGCGCCGCCAATCCGCTGCTGCAGGACGTCAATCTCGGCTGGCTTTACAAGATCCGGACCAACGCCCCCGAACAGGTGCTCGATGACGGCGACCTCACCGTCTATGACGACGGCGACGACAACCCGGGTCTCAAGAAGATCTACGTCAAGCCCGGCGTCACCCTTTATGATGCCGAGCTCGACAATGCCGTCGCGGCCAAGGCCGACTATAGCTCGCTCGAGGCGCTGGTGCTCGACGCCAAGTCGCTGATCCCCGAATGGCATCGCCAGAATCCCGACCTGGTCGTAATTATCGGCCAGGATCTGCTCGACGAGAAATATTTCACGATCGCGCAGACCACGGGCGCCACCGCGACCGAGGTCGAGGCCACGGACCGCATCCTCCGCTCGACCAAGCAGATCGGCGGGCTTCAGGCCATCGCCGTGCCCTTCTTCCCCGCGACGTCGATCCTGATCACGACGCTGAAGAACCTGGCGATCTATGTCCAGGAGGGCAGCCGCCGCCGCCTGATCCAGGACAATCCGAAGCTCGACCAGATCGAGAACTACGAAAGCGTCAACGAGGCTTACGTCGTCGAGGACTATGAGCTTTGCGCGCTGGTCGAGAATATCGCCATGGGTGAAGCGCCCGCGCGTCCCGCTGGCCCGTAATACCCAGGGGTGTTGACGGCGGCGTCTGACATCCGGGTTGGTGCCGCAAGAGCCAAGAGCAGAGTCGGGGAGGCGGGGAACAGGGCGGCGATAAACCGTCCCCCGCCAGCGCCCGACGGCCGCCGCCGGATAGAGCGGCCACCTATACCGAAAGGAGCCCCGCTCATGACCAGTCTTGCCCGCCGCCGCCGCGAACAGGTTCTTGCCCAGCGCGCCGCTGCAGCCGCTGGCGCGCCGATCGCTGGCGTTGCCGCCCCGATGCCCGAGACGGGCGAAACCGGATCCGAATATCGCATCCTGCGCGCCGTCCTCGACGAAGATCTGCGCAAGCTGCACGATACCCAGTCGATCAAGGCCCGCGACCCGATGAAGAAGGAAATGGAGGTCAAATTCCATGCCTGGGTCGATGGCGCGATCGAGGCCGGCAAGACCGGCGCCGCCGCCCAGGACGAGATCGTCGTCACGATGATGATATGGGCGATTGACTATCGCGACATCGATCGGGCGCTCGACATCGGCGAACATGCGATCAGGCACGGCTTGATCCTGCCCGAACGCTACAACCGAACGGCCGCTTGCTTCATCGCCGAAGAGATCGCCGTCGTCGCGATGAAGGAACCGGAGAGCGTAACGGCCGCGCAGCTGACCCGCGCTGCCGCGCTCACCGACGAAAAGGACATGCCCGACCAAGCGCGCGCGAAGCTGCGCCGCGCCCAGGGACAGGCAGCATTGCGCGCCGCCGATACGTTCGACCCCAGCGCCGACAACGCGATCGCAGGCGGCAAGCCCGCGCTGCTGCAGGCCGCCGCCGACTTCTTCAAGGCCGCGATCGGGCTCCACGACAGGTGCGGCGCCAAACTCGAACTCAAGGCAGCGGAAACGGGGCTCGCGCAACTCGCCCCGCCGCCGGCGTAAGGGCTCGCCACACGGCGCTCGGGGGGCGGTGACGGTCCGGCGTGCCTGTAGCGGGCATCGCGTCGCACCCGATCCCCACCCCCCGTAAAACAGAAAGGAGGCAGTGATGAGCGATCTGATTTCGACCCGCGCGTCGCCTGCCTCGCCTGCCGACAGCCAGGTCGTTGCCGACGGCTGGTTCCCGCCCATCGATGTCACCAGCCTGCGCGATGAAATCCGCCTCGGCGAAGGCATCGTTCCGCACAAGCGGCTGGTCGCCGCGATCAAGGGCGCGATGCTCCACGCCTTCCGCCAGCTTGCCGCCTGGCGCTCTGTCCATGCCGCCGCCGGCGTGACCGCGCTTGCCGACGTGCCCGACGACATCACGATCGACGGGGAGCCCCGCGCGGTCGAGCTCTGGAACCGGATCGTCCGCTTCTATGCCGCCGCCGAGGTCGCCGACGAATATCGCGACCTGGTCGCCGCCGATCAGCAATCGCAGCGCGCCGACGATCGCCGCATTTCCGCCGACGATTACCGCCGCATGGGCCATGCCGCCGTCGCCGACCTGCTGTCGATCGGTGCCGACACGCCCGTCCAGCGCAACAGCGTGGAGCTGATCTGATGCAGGCGGTCGCACAGTCGGGGGAGACCATCGACGCGGTCTGCTGGCGAACGCTGGGCCGCACCGACGGCGTCACCGAACAGGTTCTGGAGCTCAACCGCGGCGTCGCCGCGCTGGGCCCGCAGCTGCCCGAGGGCACGATCGTCGAACTACCGGAAATCGGCGAGGCTGCGCGGCCCGTGCGCGAAACGGTGAAGCTGTGGGACTGACCGAAGGAGAGAATCCATGCGCAGCATGCCTGTCCGCGGGGGGAAACAGACGATGAAGCTCGATCCATTCTTTTTGCTCGGCGCCTATGGCGTCACCGGCGTCGCCGCCGCGACGCGCAATCCCGCCTATGCGCTCGACTTCATGCTGGCGCTCGCCGCCGGCGGCCTGGTCGCGTTGTGCTTCTCGCTGCTGAAGTCGCGGCAGCGCAAGGCCGATGGCATCGACACCTCGCTCTGGGCGATGATCGCTCTCGTCGGCTCCACCGGCCTCGCCTATGTGCTGGCGCCCGTCCTCGATGGCCGCACGATTCCGCTGATCGGGATCACGCTGACCCAGCCCCTCGCCGCCTTCCTGATCGCGCTCGGCGGCACCCCCTTCATCGAATGGGTCTTGAGCGGCGAAGCCTTCGCGCTCGCGCGCCGCTGGATCGAGCGGCGGGAGAAAGGGGCATGAGCAGCACCGCGCGCATTGAGGCCGTCCAGGCAAAGCGTCTTTTCGACGCGATCCGCATCGTCAAGGGCGCGGGCCTGACCCAAGCCGATGTCGATCGCATCAACCGCGCGATCGCCAATGACGTCGCCGAGTCTGCCGGCACCCGCCGCACGAGTGATCGCGGCATCGAACTGATCCATAGTTTCGAGGCCTTCCGCGCAACCACCTATCCGGATCCCGGCCCGACCGGAAAGCCGGTCACAGGCGGATGGGGAACGACGCGGGACGAACAGGGAAAAGCTCTCATACTCGGCGTCACCTGGCCGCGCGATCGCTGGGAGGCGCTGTTCCGCCGCGACCTCGCTGCCAAAGAGGCCGCCGTCAACATGCTGCTGGGCGATGCGCCCACGACGCAGAGTCAATTCGACGCCCTGGTCAGCTTTGCCTACAATGTCGGCGAGGACATCGACGATGACGACATTGCCGAAGGCCTGGGCGACAGCACCCTGCTCAAGAAGCATCTGCGGGGCGATTATGCGGGGGCGAAGGCCGAATTTCCGAAATGGAACAAGTCGAATGGCAAGGTTCTCAACGGCCTGATCCGCCGTCGCGCGGCTGAAGCGGAGTTGTATGCATCATGATCGCCTGGTTCAAGGCGCTCGACCTGCAGGGCAAGATCGGCGCGATCCTGCTCGTCGTCGGCCTGGTCGGCATCGCCGTCGCGACCGCCTTTCACCTGGTCGACGCGCTGACCGAAACCGCCGAGCAAAAGGGCGCCACCACCGAACGCGCCGCCGCCCAGGGCGCAACCCTCGAAACTGTGGAGACCGCCAATGCGGCAAAGACACGTTATCGCAGCGATCCTGCTGTCCGCGATGCTGACTGCCTGCTCGACGCTACAAACCCCACGGACTGTTAACGACCATTGCCTGATCGACGCGCCGCTGCCCTATACGCTGGTCCCCAAGACCGAGCGCGAGGCGGCCGCGGCCGAGGCGCGCCCGGTTCGCGACGACGGGAACAAGGCGGACAGCGATCCGACCCGCGCCGCGATCGGCGAGCATAACCGCGTCTGGCGCGAGGTATGCCAGGCCAAGAAGTGAACGACGATCGATGCTGAAGCCCGACAGCCTGCGCGCCGCGCTCACCGCCGCCGATCCCGAGCTCGCGCGCGATCCGCAGCAGCTGATCATGTGGATCGACCAGGGCGCCATCGCCTCGCCGATGACGGCGGCGCTGCATTTCACCTATGCCTATCAGCTGAACGTCCTGCTGATCGGCTATGCCCGCAAGCAACTGCCGCTCGCCTTCGCGATGCTGCAATGGCTGCGCGTCCAGCAACCCGACCTCCTCACCCCCGGCAAGTCGGCCGTGACCTTCGAGGTCGATTTCATGGACAATTCCAGCGTCGATCTGCAGTTCAAGCTGCAGCTGACCGAACAGGTCCGCGTTGCGCCCGACGACGACGGCGTGCTGCAGCTTCAGCTGATGCCCGAGCCGGACCCGCTCTTTCCCGGCGATCTGGGAATCGGAGACATCGAGCCGATCCCGCCATTGTCGGAGATCTGGTTCGACGGCGAGCGGCTTGTGCCCGAACCGCCGCTGCCGGTCGGCGCGCCATGATCTCCGACAATTTCGGCGATCTCACCGCCTATCTCTCGCGCTTCGTCGATCGCCTGTCACCGCGCGAGCGAAAAGGCCTTCTGTCGAAGATCGGCCAGTCGCTGCGCCGCTCGAACAGCGCGCGCATCGCCGCCAATATCCAGCCCGACGGGACGGCGATGGCGCCCCGCCGCCCGCGCGAAGGCGTCGGCCGCCGCGGCAAGATGTTCCGCCAGCTTCGCCAGGCGCGGATCCTGAAGGTGCGGGCCACGCCCGACGACGTGTCCGTCGGCTTCGTCGGCGCCGCGCAGCGCGTCGCGCAGGTGCATCATTTCGGGCTGGTCGATACGGTCGGGCACACTCGCGACGGCCGCACGATCCGCGCCCGCTATCTCGCCCGCCAGCTGCTCGGCATCGGCGCCGACGACCAGCGCCAGGCGTTCGACGCCGTCTATCGCCACCTTTCCCCCGACGAATAGGCGTCCCCGCAACCGCGCGTCCCTGTAATCCGCCGCGATACAAGGCCGATCTCTGGCGCGCGCGCGGGGCTTGTGCCCTTGCTGCGCCCCATGCCGCCCATCTCTTCCATCGCGACCTCGCCCGCCGTCGACCTGTCGGGACTGCCGCCGCCGGTGCTGGTCGACCAGCCCGATTTCGAGACGCGCCTGGGCGCAAAACTCGCGCGGCTGGTCGCCAACCTGCCCGAATATTCGGCGCTGGTCGAAAGCGACCCGGCGATCAAGCTGCTCGAAAGCGACGCCTATGACGAGCAGCTGCTCGCCCAGGCGTGCAACGACGCGGCGCGGCAGATGCTGATCGCCTACGCCGCCGCCGGCAATCTCGACAATCTGGGCGCGCTCTATGGCGTGACGCGCCACGAAATCACCCCGGCTAATGTCGAAACCGGCGCCGCAGCCGTGATGGAGAGCGACGCGGACCTTCGCGCGCGGATCCTGCTCGCGCCGCACAGCTTCAGCGTCGCGGGGCCCGAGCGCGCCTATGTCTATCATGCGCTATCGGCGTCGGCCGACGTGCTCGACGCCAGCGCGACGTCGCCGACCCCCGGCCAAGTCGTCGTGTCGGTCCTCTCGCGCACCGGCGACGGCACCGCGCCGCCGGCGACGCTCGAAGCGGTCGAGGCCGTGCTCACCGACGATCAGGTCCGCCCGTTGACCGACGAGGTCATCGTCCAGTCGGCCGACATCGTCTCCTTCGCGATCTCCGCGAACGTCTGGCTTTACGCTGGTCCCGATCCGCAACTGATCATCGATGCGGCGGAAGCATCGGTCGCGACCTTCCTGGCGAAAGCGCGCCGCCTGGGCCGCGACATCCCGCTGTCGGCGATCGTCGCCGCCATCCACGTTGCCGGCGTCCAGCGCGTCGAACTCGTCTCGCCCGATGAAGACCAGGTGATGACCATGTTGCAGGCGGGCTGGTGCAGCGGCGTCGATCTCACTTATTCCGGCGTCGACGAATGAGCGCGCTCGATCCCGCGCTGCTCGATCGGAGCCTGCTGCCTCCGAACGCCACCGATGGCGAGCGCGCGATCGAGGACGCGATGCGCTCCGGCATCGACCTGTCGCAGGTCGGTTCGCTCTGGAACCCGGCGACCTGCCCCGTCGCCATCCTGCCCTATCTCGCCTGGGGCCTCGCGATCTCGCACTGGGATCCCGACTGGAGCGAGGCGCAGAAGCGCGCGGAGATCGCCGACGCCATCCCCTACCACCGGCGCAAGGGCACGCGCGCTGCGGTGCGGGAGGTTCTCGATCGCTTCGAACCGCTGCTGCGAATCGTCGAATGGTGGGAAATGAGCCCGCGCGGGACGCCCCACACCTTCGAGGTTCGCGCCCCGTCGAGCGAAATCCCCGCCAGCTTCCTGACCAGCGACACGGCCGCGGCGATCATCCGCGACGTCGCGGCCGCGAAACCCGCGCGCAGCCACTTCACCTTCATCCAGTCGATGGAGGCGCAGGCGCAAAGCTGGTTCCTGGGCGGCGCGATGATGGCGACCTGGTCGCGCACCCGGGTTGCGGCGGCCCATGACGACAGCCCGATCTGGGCGCGCCTGCTGCAAACCGAGGACGGCGAGCCGATGTCCGACGATGGCGGCGATTTCCTGGAGCAAGATTCATGACCGCCCTTCAGATGATGATCACCGACGCCGGGCTCGATGCGATCGTCAATGCCCAGAACGGCGGCACCGACGAAGTGCTCATCGAATCGATCGGCCTGTCGGACACGCCGTTCGTGATGGCGCCGACCCTCGATGCCGTTCCCGGCGAGTTCCGACGTCTCGACACCGTGTCGGGCCAGGCCGTGGCCGAGAACATCATCCACGTCGTCGCCTATGACCCCGAAACCATCACCTATGACGTGACCGGCTTCGGGCTGTTCGACGCCGACGGCACCCTGATCGCGGTCTACAGCGCGGAGGCCGACCCGATCCTGTCGAAAGCAGCCCTCGCGACCAGCCTTTTCGCTGTCGACATCGTCTTGGCGTCGGAGATCGCCGACGTGATCGAGTTCGGCGACGCGCTGTTCCTCAATCCGCCGGCGACGGAGACCGTGATGGGCGTCGCCGAGCTCGCCACGAATGCGGAGGCCGACGCCGGTCTCGATGACGAACGCATCATGACGCCCAAGAAGGTCAAGCGCGTCCTCGATGCCGCCGTCACCCTGATCAACGGTTCGATCGCCGTGCTGTCGGCCGTGGTCGACGGCATATCGAACGCGCTGACCGCGCTCTTGGCCCGCACGATCACCGGCGGCGGCCTGGCGACGGGCGGCGGCGACCTGACCGCAAGCCGTGTCATCACCGTGACCAAGGCGACGGGCGCCGAGGTGACGACGGGCACCAACGATGCCAAGGCGATCACGCCATTGGCCTTCGCGACCGCCATGGGCGGGCGATCGATGGGCGTTCCCGGCTACGTGACTTTGTTCGGCTTCATCATCCAGTGGGGAAACTATTCGGTCGCCGCGAACGGCACGGCCAGCCCCAGTTTCCCAACGAGTTTCCCGTCCGCCTGCGTCTTCGCCGGGATCACGGGCGGCCGCGACGACACCGCGGCCCAGGACAATAATCCCCATGTGAATGGGAAATCGACCAGCGGCTTCAGCATCTTCAACGCGACGGATACGGGGCCGATCAGCGGCAGCTGGATCGCATTCGGCTACTGATTTGGAGGGACCATGCAGCGATATTACAGCCCGTCCGCCGGCGGCTTCTTCAGCGAGGACGTTCACGGCCCGCGCCTGATCGCGGATCAGGGCATCGACATTCCGAACCCGTCTTGCCTGATCCCCGAAGATGCGGTGGCGATCGACGACGATCACTGGATCGCGCTGCTGATCGGCACGTCGGAGGGCAAGCGGATCGCCATGATCGACGGGCACCCGCAGGCGATCGACCCCGAGAGCGAGGGAGGCGCCTGATGGCCAAGATTTCCGCTCTGCCCCTGGCCGAACCTCTCGACGGCAGCGAAGGCGTTCCCCTGGTCCAGAATGGCGAGACGCGCCAGATCAACCCCGCGGACCATCTCGCCTATATCGCCCTGGGTGCCGAGGCCGCGCGCGACCAGGCCGCCGACCTGGTGTTGCCGCAGAACATCTTCGTCGACGTCGACCTGCCCGATGCCGAGGCCGAGGTTGCTGACGGCACCGTCTTCAAGCTGATCGACAGTTCGAATGGCATCGCGGCGGTGCGCAAGCGGACACTCTCCGGGTCCGATCTGCTCTATGAGGAAGTCACCAAGGCCGCGCTCGCCGCTGCCGCGGGCGGCCTCAATATCGGCTTCAAGCGCGCCGGGCTCGGCATGGTGATGCGCAACATCATGGCAAAGCTGCTCGAAAATCTTTCTTCGGGCGACGCCGGCGCGGATCCGACCGGCGTTCTCGACAGCACGATCGCGCTGCAAAATCTGTTCGCCGACATGGCGACGACGGGTCGCGCTAATCTGCTTTCCGGCATCTACAAGGTCACGAAGCCGCTGGTCATTCCGCCCGGCATTCTCGAAGGCGGGAATGTCGTCCTCGATTTCCGCAGTGCGAACCCCGCCGACTTCCCCGGTGACGCCAACGGAACCTGTGTCACCGTTTTGGGCGGCGCGATGTCGCCGCTTCCCAATCTAGCGAGCGACCTTGCGATCGGGGATCGTTTGATGACGTTCGTCTCCGCGCACGCGCTGGCGGTCGGGGACAGCTTCAACCTGTCGGGCACCGTCGATTATGCGGGCAACGGCTGGCGGGCCTATTATCGCAAGGGCGAGATGTTCCGCGTCGCCTATGTCGTCGATGCGACGACCGTCGCGGTAGAAGGCGCGTGTCGTGACACCTATCCCGCCGCCGATGTCGAAGTCTGGAAGCGCAGCGGCGACAGTTTCACCAACGGCTGCGCTTCGCTGACGATCCTTGCCCCCGACACGATCGGGCAGGCGATCGATTTCGTTGGCCTCGACCTTAGCAATATCGACCGCCTACGGGCCGAGGGCGGGAAGTGGAGCGCCATCTCGATCACCAATTGCTTTGGTGTCTTCGGTGAAAATCTGAAGGCGCGGCAGAATGCATCGGGGACCGGCAACTACGGCATCGTCATCTCCAACTCGCAGGACGTGCGCCTTCGT